GCGGGGTGTGGCACCGTGAGCGTACCGCCGCGCCGCCGATACTTCGCCACGAATGCCGGTGCGTGTGAAGCCTTTCTCGCGCGCCGCGAACGTGGACTCAATCTTTCGGAGCGTGTGTGGAACTTGTCGAAGCAGTTTAAGGAGGAAATGGAAATGGGGCTGGATCTCGGTTTGCGCGACGGCATTTCGGCCGTTGAGATGAGCCGCACGCTCCGCCGCTATCTCCAGAACCCGACGGCGTTATTTCGTCGTGTGCGCGATGAACACGGCATTCTGCACCTTTCGCAACGCGCGGCGGCCTATCACCCCGGGCGCGGTGTCTATCGTTCGGCCTACAAAAACGCGCGGCGTTTGACGGCGACGGAGGTAAACATCGCCTATCGAACGGCCGACCACCTGCGAATGCAAGATCTTGATTTCGTCGTCGGGGTGGAGATCCAACTTTCGGAGAATCACACGTGCCTCGGGGCGGACGGCAAGCCGCATCGCTTTCACGACATTTGCGACGATCTGAAGGGGAAATATCCGAAGACGTTTAAGTTCACGGGCTGGCATCCGCATTGCCGTTGTTACGCCACGCCGATATTGAAGACGGAGGAGGAGTTCGACGCGGACACGCAGCGCATTCTTCAAGGCGAAGAGCCTACGGAGGGGAGCGAGAACGCGGTGGACGAGTTGCCCGACGAGTTCAAAGCGTGGGCGAAGGAGAACGAACCTCGGCTCGAAGCGGCGAAAGCTCGCGGCACGCTCCCTTATTTCGTTCGCGACAACGATGCGCTCATTGGTGGTGCGTTTGCGCCGAAGAAAAAGACGCTCCTCGAAATTGCCGAGGAGCGCCATGCGAAGCGTACGAAAGAGGAAGAGGACGCGATCCGCCAACGCTGGGCGGCGCGTGCGAAGGCGAAAGAGGAAGATGGCGATGGGCGTTTCTCCTCCGTGATTGAGTCTCTGAAGAAACGGGGAGTGGAATACAACGACGTGAAGCCCCTTAAACAACAGCTGGAAGTCGACGAGATTATAGAAAAATTGGCGGGAGGGGACGAAACAGAAGGATCTTGTTCCTCACTCGCTCTCGCATACGTCGGGAATAGATCGGGATTTGATGTGTTGGATTTCCGTGGCGGAGCAAGTTGTGATTTCTTCTCGGAAGTACCCAATATTCGCAATATAGTCAAAGCGGTAGATGGTGTCGAAGTAAGAAATACCAATGACTACAAAGCGGCGAACGAGCTACTTCTGAAGATGACGGAAGGCAAAGAGTATTATTTCACCTGTGGAAGGCACGCCGTAATTATGAGAAAGAAGGACGGGGTATATGAGTATCTCGAAATGCAGTCATCAGACCCGAAAGAAAACGGATTCCAGAGGTTAACAGTTCAAAGCCTAAAGAAACGATTCAAGGCGCAGAAATCTTATACAACTTACAAGGTAAAATACGAGGTTTCGAGCTTTCTTGTCGATGTGGAAAGTCTAGGCAAATCGCCGGGGTACAGAAAACTCGTTGGCTACATTAATACGGCGAAGGATAAACAGAATAAAGGACAAACAGGGGGAAAGAAATAGACATTATGCCCCGAAGAACTTTTTCCAATAGGGGTTCTCTTTGTCGAAGATCTTCTTTTCTTCGGGAGAAAGTTTTTGCGGATAGTCGGAGAAGAGGTTGTAAATCTTCTTTCGATCAAACGAGAAAAGATACCTCCCGATTTTGTCCACAGTGTTGACCCACCACACTTTATCAGATTTATTCTCTTTGTAAAAGTCGTATTTCATGGGGAAATGCAATTTGAGTAAAAAAAAGTAGTACACAAAGTTACCCGATTTTGACCGCATTTTATCATCTAACAGCGTTAAAAATGCTCTAAAACGGGGGAAACGCACCGAAAGCGTACAAATACGTACAATTACGTTATATTTGCGGTGTTTTGCCGAAGTCTATGCCAATCAAAAAGAAAATACTACCTTTGTCGAAACACAAAAACTATAAATAGCATGCACAAAATAGCTTTGGACGCGCTGAAGACCCGATTTGAGGGGATCAGCGAATCCGTACTCGACAGAATGGCGAAGAAAATCGCCAAAACTGCCACCACCGCCGAAGAAGTAAAATCCACTGTGGAGGAGGTTACGATTCAGCAAATCATCGATGCCGAAGGCGACCGCCGCGCGACCGATGCTCAAAAGACCGCCGTGGCCAACTACGAGCGGAAACACGGATTGAAGGACGGAAAGACGATCGAGCCGTCCGACCCGAACGAGCCAACGGACACGCCCGACGCGAAAGCCCCCGAAGACATGCCGCAATGGGCGAAAGCAATCGTCGAGACGAATGCGAAACTGCAACAGCAACTCTCGGCGATGAGTTCGGAGCGCATCACGAACGACCGAAAACAACAACTCTCGGCCGTCGTCGAACAGCTCCCCGAACATCTGCAAAAGCCCTACGCCCGTATGAAACTCGACGGCCTTTCGGACGAGGAGTTCAAAACGACGCTTGAAGACGTGAAGACCGAAGTCGGGGGGATCGTCGACAATCTCAAACAAAGCGGACTTGTCTTTGCCCGTCCTTTGGGTGGAGAAAGCAAGGGCGCGGAAGAGCTCACCAAGTCGCAGTTGGAAACCATTACGCATCGGAGCGGCACAGCGTCAAAAGACGATCAGCCGTTTTAGCAAAAACACACCCTCACAGAACACAGAAAAAACTAAACCAAAATGGCAATGACAGTAAAACGACGCAAAGGCAAAAAGATGCCTCGCGTCTTTGAACACAAGATCGCAGACATTCCCGGTGGTGTGTCGGTCAATTCCTCGGAACTCGGAGGAGAGATCCTCTATGAAGGAACGCCCCTCAGCGCTCCCGACAACGGCATTTGCCACGTCGTGAAGACGGCTGTTGTCACAAAAAAAGTAGAAGCGTCGGGGACGGAGGTGACAGTGAAGAAAGGCCACCACTTCAAAGTCGACGACGTGCTGCTTCTCAACGTGGGCGGCAAAGCGTCGAAGATTACGAATATCGACACCTCGAAGAAAGAAATCGACACGTTGACGCTTTCGGCCGCTATCGGTGAAATCCCCGTGTTGTCTGTTATCGCCGAAGCGAAGACAGAAACTACGGGTGACGACGCGGAGTTGAAATACATTCCCCTCTCCCTTTCGGGAACAGGATTCACGATTGAACAAGGAGACAACATTGTAACCGATGCATGGGTGATTGGAACGACGTATCACGCTATACTGTCGCCCGATATTGAAAGACACCTTAAAGGGATCATTAACTACTAAAAAACTCACAGATGATAACCGAAACGAATATTGCAGGCCTTACTCAACCTATGATTCAGGCTCGCGTTGACAGCATCGACGCAAAACCTTTCCTTTATGGTGTGCATTTCCCTGTAAAAAAGATAACAGGGCTGTCTTGGAGAATGCTCGAGGATCAAGCCGAGCATTTGAATGTTGCAGCAGACGTTCGTTCTCTCAACTCTACAACTCCTCGCAAGAGTCGCCCTGCGTTTGATTACGCAAGCGGCGACATCCCTCCGATTTCAATCGGTCGCGAACTAGACGAAAGAGATCTGATGGCTTATCATACGGCGCTTGCACTTGCACAAAGCAAAGACGCCGTATCAATGATCGAGTTTTGGGGTAAAGATGTCGATTTCTGTTTCCGTGGAGTTCAGAGCGAATTGGACTACATCGCCTGGAAGCTTGCATCTAACGCAGGTGTACTCGAATTTACGACGACAAACAATGCGACTTTCGCCACGGAGTATAATTTGGATTATAACGTCGACGATGAAATGAAAATCAAGAGTTCCGTCGATTGGGGCAAAAAGGACTCTGCAGACATCATTGGAGATTTGGCAAGGGCTGTAAAGCTTTCCAAGAAAAAAGGTTTTTCTCCCCGTTACGCATTTGTGAGTCTTGAGCTATTCTATAAGATTGCAACCTCTGATCAAATCGTAAAGCTCTGTTCCCCGGTGAAGGATGACCTCTTTGGCGTAAAACGTACGCCTTCCGTTCAACAAGTGAACGAGATGCTTTACACACAAGCAAATCTCAATAAGATACAACTTATTGTTGTCGATCAAGATATTACTCGCGAACTCAAGAACGGTGTAATGGAAACCGGCAACCCATTTGAAGATAATCGTCTTGTGCTTTCCCAAAGCCCCATTCTCGGATCCACACAATACGATCTTCCAAAAGAAAAAACAAGTAATATTCTACGCGCAACTCGAGCACATACGGTTGTAAAGAAATACGGCGTAGAGGATCCGTATACTGAAGTAACTCTCGGACAAGCGTACGCGCTGCCCGTACTCGACTAGGCATACCGTAACGTCTATCTCCGCACCGACGCGAAAGACTGGTAACACAACGAAAGCCCGAAACGATGTATACAGTAGAACAAGCCCTTCGGGGCATATCTATGTACCCTCTGCCGAGTGCCACGCTTGACGGCGTGTGCATTCGACGCGGGCTTTCGCGTGATGCCGAAGCGACGACCGACGTTTTCCGAAGCGCCGCCTATCGTCTCGCCGAAGCCGACGTGCTAACGTGGCTCGCCGCCGCCCCGAACATCTCGCAAGGCGGACAAAACTACACGTTCAGCGACGAACAGCGCAAGGCGTATCGAGCACGAGCGGCCGCCATCTTTGAAGAACTCGGAGACCTCGCCGCGCCGTCGTCTAAATACGGATATAAAGGCAACAGTCTATGATTATTCCGAACGGACATTTGGCCGTGAAACGAAAGACGGCATCGGGCATTGACCCCGAGACGGGACACCCCGTGCGGTCGTCGGGCGAATACGTCGGAGCAATCCCGTGTCAATACACCGCGGTGCACTACAATGCCCTCGGGACGACGCACGGCGAACACTTCACCCCCTCGGCCTACACGGTGCTCATCGACGAGCAGCCCTTTGACGGGGAGCAAGTCCGACTGACAGACCGCAACGGCCGATGCATCGGGGATTTCTCCGTTCAGCGCATCGAACTGCTCGAAGCTGTTTGCCAAATCCGCCTTTGGATCTAAACCAACACGAAGAAATGCCGGTAGTAGACCGAACAGACTACAACGCCGTCGAGCGTTATTTCGAATCGTTCCGCCAGAAGTACGAGCAAGCGTTCATTCGCACGCTCCAATACGTAGCACTTCGCGTCGTGACGACCGCCCGACGAAAGGGAAGCTATCTTGACCAAACGGGAAATCTCCGCAGCTCCGTCGGGGCGGTGATCGTGATCGACGGAAAGATTCGCTGGAGTACGAACTTCGAGCCCGCGAAATCGAAAAGCCGAAGCAGCCCGAATGGCACATCCCAGACGACCGCAACGAAAAACGGCGGCTACGACGGCCGACGCTTTGCATCGGAACTCGCGAAGAAATACAGCAGCGGCGTTGCGCTTATCGTCGTCGCAGGTATGGACTACGCCGTACACGTTTCCAACCGCGGACGCGACGTGCTCGACAGCGCCACACTCGAAGCAAAGGATCTCGTTCCGACGATGCTCGCTAAACTATCATCGAACAAAAGAACCTAACCATGGCGAAGACCTCCCGACAAGTACAAGGGGACGTTTACCGCAAACTTCGCAAAAGCCCGATCGCCGAAGTGATCACCGGCGGCGTGTATCGCGAAGGACAGCGCCCGAGAGACAGTCCCAAAGAAGATGCCGTGGTGATCTTCACCGCAGGAACGACGGGCGACATCCAACGGGGCGTTGTGACGATAAACATTTTCGTCCCCGATATTGACCCGTACGACAACGGCGTGCTGACCGAAGACAGCGCCCGAACGGAGGAAATAGAACGCGCCGCACAACGATGGGTGGATTCACTCTCAACGCGCGACTCGAACTATCGATTCCGATTACAACAGACGATCGCCACCGACGAAGCACCCGAGCTACACGAACATTTCATCGTCGTAAGGCTCGAATACGACTTCTTCGGAGACGATGACACAGATTAAACACACATTAACCACACAAAAACACAGAACTATGGCAGTATTGACATGGGGCATCGGAAGCTTAGAGTCCACGGTGTCCGAAAATGGAGCGCCAAAAACAGGATCTCCGTGGAAAAAGCTGGATATCCCCACACAAGACTCCCTCAGGGTCGAGACCAAAGAAGGGGAAACCATTGAAGCGAAGGACGAGGCCGGGAACATCGTCGACAGCAGAACCTCGCCTTCTACTTATGAAATCATCTTTGATACGTTTGTAAAGAAGGGCGTCGCTCTTCCATTCACCGACAAAGACGGTATCATCGATGGAGAACACGCGTTCCGCTACATCCCCGAAGACCCGACGTGTCAAGGATGGCAGGCAGATCGAACCACAGTATCCTCGTCGATCTTGTTCTCCACGAAGGAAGGCGCAAAGTACAGATACAAGGTAAAGGTTCTCAAGCCGAAGACCGGCAACGCTTTCAAAATGCAGGTCATCTCCTAAACCCCAACCACGAGAAATGCACAGGCGCGCAAGGAAGGGCACTCGGGTATGTGAGGGCTACGAGTGCAGGTGGTTCGATTCCACCTCGCGCCCCTAAACAACTGACAAAAAACGCAAATGTCTAAAACACAAGAACAAAAGGTTGCGGCCGCAGTATTGCAGACCCCGACGAAGATAAAGGTGGGCGGCACGACGTACGAAGTCGAACCGCCCACTCTCGCAACATTGATCACCGTTTCCGAAATCGTGTCCGCGTTACCCACTCCGCCCGATGAAGGGGGGGCGGATTTCATCACCGCGAGTTTGGCGTATGCCGCATCGTGTAAGCCCCTCGGGTTGCTTGCCGCCACGTTGATACTCGGCGCACGTGTGGCGAAGGAGAAAGCCGATGCTTACCCCTTTGCACGCATCAAGCGTTGGCTCGGGATGAAGGGCGCGGAGGAACGCACACGCGGCGAAGTCCTCGGTGAAGAGATCCTCGAACACTGCACGGCGAAGGAGGTGCAAGCGATTGTGGCCGACACGCTGAAGCAGATGGAGATCGCAAGTTTTTTCGCGCTTACCACTTTCCTCAAAGGGGTAAATCTTCTCAGACCGACGAAAGTGGAGAGCGAAACGACAGCGTCTGGGCAATCATCGGAGGAGTAGTCAAGGGCTTTAATCTCTCGCTCGATTACGTGCTCTACGAATTGAGCTACACGAACCTAATCATGCTCGGGGCGGCTCTCCCATCCTACGACACAGACAAGGACGAGAAGGGCAAAGACGACGATGTAATCGACGCGAGCGACCCCGCAAATCAAGCACGAGTACGAGAAATTCTCGGCATAACATAACGAACCATGGATCAAGAAACCGGAAGACTTTATTTTGACGTCCTGCTGAACGACGAATCACTACAACAAGGGCTGCAACGCTCTCGGGAATCGTTCCGCAGCTTAAGCGAATCGGCCAACGCCGAGCTGCAAAGCATGGACGGCTTTATGGCAAAGGCAGCACAAACGGCCGCGGGCTTGTTTGCCGTCGACAAGTTGAAAGACTTTGCGTCGGCCATCGCCACGGTACGCGGCGAATACCAGCAGCTCGAGATCGCGTTTGAAACGATGCTCGGCAGCAAATCGCAAGCCGACGCACTGATGGCGCAACTCATCGACACGGCCGCCACAACGCCGTTCGAGATGAAGGAAATTGCCGAGTCGTCGAAAATGCTCCTCGCATACGGCATGGCGGCCGACGAAGTGAACGGCACGCTGATTCGTCTCGGCGACATCGCCGCTGGTTTGTCAATCCCGATTAAAGACCTCGCGTTCCTCTATGGCACAACCATGGTGCAGGGACGCTTGTACACACAAGACCTCAATCAGTTCCTCGGCCGTGGTATTCCCCTCGCCGACGAACTCGCCAAGCAGTTCGGGAAGAACAAGAGCGAGGTGAAGAAACTTGTCGAAGAGGGCAAGATCGGTTTCCCCGAAGTGCAGAAGGCTATCGAAGCGTTGACGGGCGAAGGCAGCAAGTTCGGCGGCCTGATGGAGAAGCAGTCGAAGACGATTAAGGGACAGCTATCTAACATCGAGGACGCGTGGGAGCAGATGACGAACGAGATCGGCAAGAGCCAGGAGGGGAATATCTCGGGCGCGCTCGACATCACGGGCAAACTCATCGAGAACTGGCGGACGGTCGGGAAGGTCGTGCTCACCGCTGCTGCGGCAATCGGATCTTATAAGGCCGCGGTTGTGACATTGGCTGCGATTCGCAAGGTTTCGGATACGGCAAAGGTTTTGAACACGGGACAACAGCTTAGAAGCGTCTTGACGTTGGAGCAGCAGGCCAAGCTCTCAAAGATGAAGCTCTCCACCTCTTCATTGGCCTACGCGAAGGCCGTTCAAACGGAAGTTCACGCAGAGCTGCAAAAGCAAAAAGCCCTCGTTCAGACGACCCAAATCGAAGTGCAGGCGGCTGAAAAGGAAATCGCCTTCGCTACGATGCGCGAAAAGAAAGCCGCGGAAGCCGTGGCGGCAAAGCGTTCGCAGGTAGGCGCGGCCATGATGAGCGGCAACGCGAAGAGAATAGAAGCGGCGACAACGGCGTTGTCCACGGCGCAGGAGCGATTGAACACCGCCGAAAAGGCGAAGAACACCGCGATTCAGAGCCTAAGCAGCAAGCAAGCGACGCTAAACACCGCGGCAAAGCGCGTAAACACACTCGAAACGGCGGCGAACACGGCCGCACAGACCGCGAGCACGGGGGCGACGAATCTGTTGTCTATGGCGTTTCACGGTCTCGGAAAGGCGATTATGAGCAATCCCATCGGCTTGATAGTCGGGGCGATCACGGCCGCCGCGTCTGCCATGTTCTTTTTCACAAAGAGCACAAACGAAACCACCGAAATGTCCGAGCGTTTCGGCGAGAGCGCGGCGAAGTCTATTCAGCAGGTCGACATGCTCGGCACGGCACTAACGGGTCTTGACGAAGGCACGGGCGTGTACAAGAAGACGATGGACGAACTCAACACCATTCTTGAAGAGTATGGCATCACGCAGATTAAGGAGGGCGACAACATCGACTCTATCAACGAGAAGCGCAAGCAAGCGATTGAGCTTATCAAGGAGGAGGGCATCGAACGCCAACGACTGAACGCGATACAGACGGCGGGGGATGATTACCAAAAGGGGGTGGATGACATAGGGCACAAGATTGAGAAGAGTTTCAAAAACGCGAAATACGACACGGGGCTGCGCAACGCTAACGGCACGACGGTTTGGGCCGATATAAAGGAGGTGCAAAAGTCCGCAAAAATGTTTTCCCAAATATATCAAGAGATCGCGGTAGAGAACGCTGGGAAAACGGTTGAAGAGATAGTACGCATCTACAAGGATCGATTGCGACGAATGAGAGATGCAAAAGAAATCGATCTATCCGATAAGGAAATCAACTCGACCTGGTTTGACGGCACGTTCTTTAAGACGGAAACCCTTACAAATTACGCCAATGAGATAAAGGAATTGACAAACGCTTACGAAAAGAATAAGATTGTCGCCAATGCGAATGCCAAGGCTGCAAAAGAAGTGGAAGAAGCCCACATGAGCACAGCCGAGCGCGTCGAAGCCGGACGGAGAAAGATTCTTAACGCAAGCAAGACGGCGGACGAACTCTACAAGAACGTATCCAAAATCGCCAAAGACTTTGCCGACAATACGCTCAACTTCCACATCAACTTCGACGGAGAGCCCCCCGCGTGGATGCTCAACATGGACTCCGGTAGGGTAAAAGATCTTGCCGCAGGCTTTGCGAGCATCTTGGAGGATATGAAGCGGAAGGGGGAAACAAAGAGAACCATCGGGGGAAAGGTTTACACCGATAAAGAGGTGGCACAACGCTCCGTCGACTACGGAAAGACGGCACAAATACAATCTAAACGAGAAGAAGCCGCCCGAAAGAAAGCAGAGGAAGACCGCAAGCAAGCGGCCAAAGACGCAAAGGCAGAAGCCAAGCGAAGAGCGAAAGCAGCAGCCGACGCCCGAAAGAAAGCCGA